ATTATTTTATATATTAATTTATTATAAATAGCTTAATATTTTATTAATCATATAATTTTCTAGTAAAGACTCGGAGTCTGCCTCATTATTAAGTCTAGTTATAACTATCTTTTTCATTCCACCTTCAGATGTATCTTTTACAACAAAATGTATTTCAGGGTAAACTCTTGAAAGTTCATCTTCTATGTGTTGAACCATACTTCTAACATTACTTATGTCGTCGTCCGAAAATCCTAATGAAACTGAACCATATTTACCACTATTAATTAATCGACCTACCTTATAATAAACTTGGTCTAAAAAGTCTGATAGTGCTAATTTCTTATTATGTTCCGGACTAGACGCTCCTTTACTTGAATCCAAATTAAACCTCTGACCGAATTCTTTTGACGATACAGGGTAGTATTCACCTTTTTCATCCAAATACACGTCAATCATTTGAGAATCACCCAAATCACCTGTTTTGTAGTAACCTCCGATTTCTTCAAAGTTCAAAACATCTTTGATGTTACTAATCATTTCTTGTTTTTCTTCCGGTGTTAATGCAATGTCGATAAATAATTTAACACCTTTTTTAATTACTTTTGGACTATGACCTCTATCCGTGATAATTGAAAATGGATTTGCATAAATTAATGTCTCTTTGAATTTCTCAAAACTTGGGGAAAATCTATTATTTTTAACCGCTTTAATCGTATCCCTTAAAAATGTTTCAGGATGTGTGAAATCTCTAAACGGGTCATCATCAAACCCAACAATTGTCGAGTCTTCATATTCAAAAGGTTCCTTACCGATTAAATGTCTATACTCGGCAAAATGGTCTGTTGGCATTCCAATTGAATTACCGTCATCATCTTTAAGATAAATTTTTGTTGGCATTCCCAAAATATTGTCATCCCAATCTAAGGCATATAATCTTAGATTTCTTTCTTCAGTAACCTCTCTTAATATTTTTTTAATTAAATTTCTATTACTCATACTTATAAATATTGTTATATAAAAAAAAGGGAGAACTTGTCTCCCTTTTTATTTTAGAGTTGTTTGTTATATGTTTTCAAACGATGCACCTGTTGGAGTGATGTAGAATGTGATATCAATGAACTCTAATGATTTAGTTGGTTTGATGTAAATCTTACCTGTCATTTGATTTCTATCTAAATCAGCCGCGTCTGATGAAACTGTTACTCGGAAATCATAAAGACCTCTGTCTCTTCTGATTGAATCTAAGATAGGGTTAACCGCGTCTAAGAAATCTTGTCTTACTTTTTGGTCGTTTTGTTCGAACAACAATCTCACAGAAACCGCTGAAATCAATTTACGAGCTTGTAATAACAATCTTCTTACGTTTATTCTGTCTAACGCAGATTCTCTAATTTGAAGAGTTTTGTTACCCCAAATTACTGTTCCAACGTCTGAGAAAGTTGCGATTGGATTGATTCTACCTTTGTATAGAACGTCTCTATCTTCTTGTGTCAACTTCTTACGTGCCTTAATCGCATTTACGATACCTCTTGTGTAACCTGCCGCTGCGAACCAAGGGAACGCGATATTATCAGTTAACGCTAAGTTTCTTGTAACCTCAGCAGTTGGTGGTAAGTAAATTTGTGTGTTATTAACACTATCTCTTGTTAATACCCAAGGGTAATAAGTTGCAGTGTAGTTAGAGTCAATACCTGTAGTTTCTAAGTTGTCTACTGCCTCTTGAGGATAAATTAAATCATCCGCACTTATTGTTGGTGTAAACATATTATAATCAGGTGTAGTACAAATGTAGATTGAATCCGCTCTATCATTTTCTATCATATCAATCGCATTCTCTACCATATCTGAATGGTTAACATAATCAACACCAGGTGTTGCGAATACGTTAATATTTACCGCTTCAGGGTTTGAGAATGTTCTTTGACCTAACATATATGCGTAGTAGTCAGAGTTACCCCAATCTTGAGTATTGTCACCTACAGTAATTTGTTTAAATGCTCCCCAACCTGTTGCAGTAGGATATTTAACTGAAGGACAAGAACCTTTTAAGAATCCACTTCTACCTAATGAGAATCTATCTGTATTAGTTCTTGATTCTCTATAGATATCCCATCCGTCAAAACCACCACCAACTACTAATGTGAATTTACGAGCGTAAAGTCTGTAGTATGGGTTAGATTCGTCTGTTGGGTCAGAACTAAAGTTAGCAGTTCCTGTGTAGAACTTAGTCATCGCACTTGTTGTTGCTGACATCACATACTTATTAGTTTGTGGGTCTAACTCTTTAGAATAAAAAGTGTTATTAATAGTGATAGCAGAAGCTCTGTTATCCATATGGAAACCTTTTGTTTTAGTATCCCAAATATTACCTGAAACCGCAGTACAAATATCTAACGGTAGTTGTTTACCTTTGTAATTAAGGAAGTCAAAATCAAATCCTACTGTGTCTGAGAAACCTAAATAAGTTCTTCTAACAATATCTCCCGCAGTTTTGATAGCGTCATCCGCACCTGTTGAAAGACCAAATGGTGGGTTATAAATAACTTCACCTGGGAAATCGTATTTAGTTTTGAACACAGGGAATGGTGAACGTGCACCGTTGTATGTTCTTGTATTATAACCGTCGAAACCACAAGGTAATGCGTCAATTGGTGCCTCATCGTTAACTTCAACCATAATGTATTTAGAATTTAACTGATATTCACCATCTAAAGTACCAATTTTCTTAGCGATAAAGTTATTTTGATTAGGGTCCATTGAACAGTTAGTGAATTTCTCAATTACTTGAGGTGCCGCATCAGTATCGAAGAAGTCTCTTACTATAACATCAAATGTTCCATTACCGAATGATATGTTAGCAATTGATACTTTAACTTCTAAGTTCGCTGCGTAACCATCAGATATTGTAGTGAATTTGAATAAGTTATAAACTTTATTACCTCTTAATTCAGATACAACCCAAGATGATTCAGGTGATTGATATTTTTCAAGATAAAAACCAATTGATGAAGGGTCATTTCCTTGTCTTGCGTTTGGTAATGCAACCAATTCAGTTCCAAGACCTCTAATGTAACCTTTTCTCCAACCATAGTTTAATAATGCTTGGAATCTTTCTTCAACAAATAATGGAACTGAAGTTCTATCTTTACCGAAGTTACTCATACCAAACAATTTAGTTAAGTATCTTGAATCAGAATTACTTAATGATGTCTCAAAAGAATAGTTAGTACCTGTTCTACCTGTTACGTCAATTTCAAATGTTAAATAAGGGTTCTTAGTTACACCTGAATAAATTCCTGACATATTTAATTGAACATTAGTTAAACCTGATACTTCATAAACCGCACCTTCATCAGAACTGTATGTTGCCAAACCTCTTGAACGTAAAGTTGCAACAACTAAATCATCATAATCAGTAAATGATTCACCAACATATTCAATATATGTTCCAACAATACTACCTGAATAACATTTTGTGATTGTTCCTACAGTAATTGAACCTGTATTACCTGACGGTGCAGGATTACAAGCATCATCATATGATACACATACAGTCCAATTATTAGTAACATTACCATCCTCAGATACTAATGTATATATTAAACAAGTTGAGAAATCATTACTAGTTCCTGAAGATTGTTGTGTAACCGCACCGATTTTAACATTATCAGTACAAGAACTAAATGTTGGAACTATTGCAGTTAAATCAATATTATCTGGAACATAAACATTAATTGTTTTAGTATTATAGTTAATATAACCTGTTGAATTTGTTATACTATCAACTTCGAATGTTGCATCCCCATTACCACCTGCAATAGTAAGTGCATCACCAACTTGAAATCCTGTTCCTCCACTAACAATTGCGGTAATGTTTGATACACCCGCACTTCCGTTAACGGTAATTGTTACTTTAGCACCTTCACCTATTGATGGACTAATTGCTGATGCGGAATAGGTTCCAGCAGCATAACCTGAACCTTGATTTGTAATAGATACTTCATATATATGACCATTAACGTCAAAGTCATAAAACGATGCACAATTTGAATTACTTGATGTTTCAGTTAAACCTGTTATATAATTGTAGAATGATGAACCTGTATATTGACCACCACCGATATTGTCAAACATTGCGTAATACCAAGCGTCGTTTAATGGGTCAGCGTAATTAATTAAATCAGAGTTCATATTACTAACATCAAAAACATCAGTTCTTGCGGTATAACCATCATTAGTATTACCTGAGTAATAATCACCAGGAACCGCACCATAATAATAAATTGAGTCAGACTCTTTTGATGGGTTTAACATAACATCAAATATTTGAGACTTAATGTTAATGTCTAAAGTACTAACATCACCATTAAATTGTTCAAAAGGTAAGTTAAGTTTTGCTAAGATAGCATCAGGTAAATCTGTTGTATCAGTATAACCAATTGTTGACTTTGAATTGGTACAACCTGTAAATGGAAGTTCAAAATCAATTTCTTTATATGATACACAATCACTAACACAGTTAGCTGTTACCGCACTTAAACAAACATATTGTATGGTTGATGGATTAACATTAGCTTTTGTGACGATAGACCAAGAAGGACCAGCATCATAACCCGAAAGACCTAAAATTCTTGTTACAAATAATTGGTTAGATTGTTGTAAATAAGATTTTGCGATATACGCAGCTTCATACTTAGGGATTTGGGTGTTTACAAATTTCTCAGGTGAAGTTCCTCCGAAGAAAGTTGAGAATTCGTCATAGTTACGGATAAAAATAGGTTCAAAAGCGGGACCTTTGATAGTCTCACCTACAATACCTAATGTAGTTACCCCTACACTTTGAGCTACGAAACTCAAATCAACTTCAGAAGTGTAAACACCTGGCGAAACGAATACTTTACTGTTTGTTGCCATTATTTTTTTG